GCGGCGGCGGCGTCTGTCTGTTGAGCGACCAGCAGCGCATAGGGGCGAGCCTTAAAATCTATGGTTTGTGTGTAGGCGTTGTTTATGCGTCGGCCGTCCATAATTAGTGGGCGGTTAAACGTTACGGTACGTTCACGGCTGGCGCGTTTACCTACAACTGTTTTTACACCGGCTGTAACGTTTTTAATCCTGTAGATAGTTTCGTTACGGCCTTTAATCATTGAGCCTCGAGCCATACCCGATAGTGGGTAATCGGTTGGGATCATTGACCGCGCCGACTGTACGACCATACGGCCCGCGCCAGCTTGAATATCTGTAGTGATTTGGCGTCTAAATTTAGGGTCGAATTTGTTTAGTTCGGCGAGCGTTTGCTGTATGCCGAATACTTGAGCGCTAGCGGCGACGGGCATTAGCTCGCTCTCGTTCTCGAGCTTGTGTGTTTAGAACATCTACTACGGTTGCTAGATCGGCTGCGTCGAAATCTATCGACGGTGGCCAAAAGTGAACCGCTACCAGTAGTTCGGCTAGTTGTCGGCGGTAGCTGCCGACTCTGTAGGGTTTGGGTTTTCACTATCTACAACTTCCAGCGCGGCGCACTCTTTAATAAATTGGTCGAATGAAACCGGTACCACGATATTAGCCATTTTTGACGCTTCGTATGCCATGTACGCTAGGTGTTCCATTGCTACGCCGCTTGCTAGATCGCTGGCGCGCATTTTGTATTTGCGTTCCCATAGCACTACTACCATTAGGTTCGTAGATACTTCGTATACGCCGTCGTTGCGGGTTACTCGAATTGTTATATTCATGTCGGGCCTTTGTTTAGGGGTTTAGATTAGTTTGTGTCTACGGTGTAGACGCCGCCAGTAAAAACCACGTCCATAGTGGTTAATTCTGAAAGCGCAAAACCGATTGGTAGCGAGGCTAAAAAAGTGCCGGTCAGGGTTAGTCCGGGATTGGTTACGGTGTAGGTACCGGGTGTTACTGGCTTTTCAGGCGACACAATAACGGTAGTCGTAGTCCCTACTAAACCGTTAAGGGTAATCCAAGTTTCAAGAGCTGCAAACGAGCCGTAAAGAGACAAAGTGAGAGAATGATCTCCAAGTCCTTTTACGTATTTGTTGTCTACATCGCCGAAGGCAGTAGCCGTAAGTTGCGCGTAGTCAATAGAAAAAGTAGCGGCGGTGCATTGGTCGGAAATGTCCACCGAGTTTACTATTACGTGTGGGTTGCTTAGAAGTGTGCTAGTAGCCATAGGGGTTAATCCTTTGTTTCGGTTTCTGTGTCGGTGTCTGTCTCTGTTTTAGCAGATTTAGCGGCCTTAGTGGTGGAACTTTGGCCGATGAAACCGCCAGCTACTAAAGCGTCAATATTTGCGCCAGCGTATCGTTTGTCGTTAGGGTCAAATTTTGCCCCTACGGTGCCTAGACGTTCTGAAAGAATTACGTACATTTTGTGCCTAACTTGTTTGCGCTTGAATGTTTATGTTTAGATCGTAGGCGGGTAGCTCTACCCCGCCGATAATAGCCATAGTTGGGCGTCCATCGGTGACACCTACAGACGCGTTTAATACTTTGGCCGCCAAATTCATTAGCGACCGTTGGGCGTCTAGGTTGCCGGGGCCTAAAGTGATGCACCTAACCGGAAACGACATTTTAACTATGTTGCCGTTGTAGGCCTGAAATGTGGGCGCGTCGATAAAGACGCAAGGCGGGACAAGGTTGCGGGGGTCGGTTACTACTTGTAGCCCGGTAATTGTTCCAAGTTTCGCCGCTAGGTCGTCTAGGCACTCGTTAAACAAGTCTGTAAAGGCGACTACGGGCATTAGGCGAGCGTTGGGCGGTCAATACCCAATAGTTGTTTAATCGTGCCGTTAAGGCCGTTGGTGCTGGCGACGCCGTAGCCGTCAAAAGTAGCCATATCTTGTAGGCCGCCGCGCTGGCGGTACAGAGCGCCGCCGTATTGTGTCGTTCCAAGTTTTACGGCCCCGTTGGGTGCTGGCGTTAGTAGGTCTTGATACCCGGCAATTTTTCTACGTGTAAAACAAAATTCGTTTGCGGCAGCTGCGCACACGGTTAGGAAGGCCGCATCTGCGGCGGTTGCTGTCCCGATGCCGAGCCAGTCCTCAATATCGCCGGCTGTAATCCAAGTACAAGCCACAAGATCATTAGCTACGGTGCCGGTAGTTGCGCTGCGTTCTACGTTGTCGGCGGTTAGTGCGTAAATGATTTGGTACGGAATAGGTTCGTTGTAGTCGTACTCTAAATCGCCTTCGTCGCTAACGCCTGTAAAAAGATATTCGGGTGTTGCGTATACGGTGCGTGATCCGTTAAATGTGGCATTTACCCCGGCGACGGTGACTACATCGCCGGGGTCTATGTCGTGTTGCTCAAGTAACTGTAAAGACGCGTAATTAGTTATTAGCGTTTTATGAGTGACTGTGTAAATAGCCATTGGCGGCTAACCGCCTTTCAGACTAAACGAACTTGACGAATTTTGTAGCGTCGCGCATTGAGCCAGCTGCGTAACCGCGGAAAGCGATTGTACGGCTGAGGCTTGAAGGCACGTCGATACTAATTGCGCCCTTTGGCTGCTCGAAGTAGTGGTATCCAGCGGCGGGGCCTGCTGCGTGTCCCATAAACGAGCCGGGTGCGTTCTTGTCTACGACAAGTACAAGGCCTAGCGGGTTGCCGTTCCATGTGTTCGCTGCTGCGTTGCCTGCTGCGTTTTGTCCCATGAGGTTAGGTGCGCCCGTGTATGGGAATACCGGACGATTTTGGTCGTCTACGCTGCTTGAAAGCGCGGCCCAACTGGCGGGGGTTACGAACATGTGGCTAGGCAAGTAGTTCGAGCTTTCGGAGATTTGGCGCGCGCCGTCGTAAACGGCTGCTACCCAATCTGCACCTACGGCGGTGTCGGCTACTGATGCTGTCTGAACGATTGCGGCGTGGCAGTTGTCAATAGCGTAGTTGTCTGTGGCCTGTCCATAGGCAATAGCAAGCTGCTCAAGAACGATATTGAGCGATGCGGGATCTGTCCAATCGAGATCTTGCTCGGACATGGTTACGTATGTACCGAATGTAAGTTTAGAAACGTCGGTATTTGACACGGTTACGGTCGAAGGGTCAAGCGTTGTGTTTTCGCCTGTTGGCTGCTGCGTTACGACTGGTCGTACTGTAATTTTTGGAAGGCGGAACGTTGCGCCAGCTGTAGGCATAGCCCTAGTCCCGATAGCCGATACGAACGGTCTAATCGGGTTAAGTCCGTCATACACGGTACCCGTGATAATTTCGGGCAAAATGCCCGGGGTGCTAGAAGTGTCGATAAATGGCGCGGCAGCTTTAATTTGTGCGTTAATTTGCGCAAACTCTGACGGGCTAGACGCATAGGCGGCCATGTATTGCGCTGCGCTAGGCATAGTGAAACGCTTAGGCGCTTCGGCCCAAATTGGCGCGGTTGGTGTTGCTGCCTCTACGGCTGCTACTTCGGGTGTCTTTTCCATTTCGGGGGTTTCCTCATCTAGTGGGTTTTCTTGATTATTGTCTAAATCGTCGGGGTTGTGGTGGATACTTGCCGACGCGTAAACCTCGGTTATTTTGGCGGCGTTAAATGCCGGTTGTGGCACTAAAGAAATCTCGTCGATTACAGCTGCCGTGATGCGCATTACGCCGGCGTCGTCGGTCGTCCATTGTTGGGGTGAGATACCTACGGAAACGTCAAGTACCCCGTCTGCTGAAAGAGTCAATGCGGTATCGCCGAGAGGCGTGGCACTAATGCGGGCAGAAAATAGAAGTTCGTTAGGGCTTGAATTATCGAGCTGCGTAACAATGCCGACGGGTTGGCTCGAGTCGTGGAACATGTAAACGCGTGGCATGCGATCAGGCGCGGAAAGGCTGCCCGGTTCAAATAAAACCGTTTCGCCTGAACTTACTGACGCGGTTACGCCATATGGGGCGGCAATGCCCATAATTACACGCTGTCCGGTACGGCTGCCGTCCGGTGCTGCTGCGTCTACTGTTATTGCGGTAGCGGTTAATTTAATCATTAGTTCAAAGGTACTCTAACTGTTTCTTCGATTGTTGGCATTTCGTCGGGCATTTCGCCGCCGTAGCCACCCATGTAGTCGGCCGCTAAATACTGTTTAGGGTTTAGTCGTACATAGGTACCGCGCGGTAGTACGTTGTCGCCGCTCAATGTCTGCGATATGCACTCGCTGTAGGCCTTGCATGCAAATAGCCATAGCTGCTGGCGGGCGTCGGCGTTGTTCGAATAATTGTAACCACCGATAGACAAGTTACATAAAAAGCCGGGGATATTGGCAAGGCGTGACATCTCGAGCGCCTGAAAGTTGCGCGCCTCGCTTAATAGCATTTTGTCCGGTGTTGCGCTTGTTTCGCTGTACGTCAAGTGTTCCGAGATTGCCGCAACGCTGTTAGACATGCGGGCCACGTTAAACGATTGCGCCATTTGTGCTAATTCTTCGCTGCTTAAAGGCTGGCCGCCAGTTTGTTTAAGTACGCCGGAAGGCTGCACCGCAACCGCGTTACGGTTAGCGGCTTGCTCGAGCTTTAGCGCCGTGTCAATAGCGCGCGGGGCAACAGTTGTTAAAGCCTGAATAGGGCTAATGAATTGCACAACGTCTTTATAGTCAAGCGGTAAACCCAAAAACATAAGCTGTTTAGACGGGCCAAAACTTACGTTACCTTGCTGATCTAAAGTCGTTACAAGGTTTGCCGGTAGACGTTGAAACGACGCGGGGTAGCCGTCGGCCGTCCTAGTTTTAACATGTAGGTAGCCCACGCCGAAAAAAAATAAATCGTCAAATAACCATGAAAGCGTAAAATTGTTTGTATTGTCCGGGTCTAACCGTTGTAACCAGCTGCGGGGCGCTAATGGTATTTCTTCCATTTCTTCGCCGTTCCATTGCAAGGTATACATTTCAAGCGGTAGGCAACCAATAACCGACGCGATGAGATCACGGGCGCGGGAAATAGTCGGTACTGACATACAACGGGCGCGCGCTGCGTCGTCTGCGTAGGCGTAATACGGTGGCCCAATTTGGCTAGCGCCCTGATTGCCTTGCTGTTGGTATCCGTAACCTACAGCGGCTTTTACTTCCGGTTCGGCTATGCCGTAAACGGGTTTTGGGTCGCGTCGAAATAAAGCCATAGGCGCATTATGCCACAAGGTTTACCCGTTGGGGTGGAATTGGGGCGCCCGACGCGCCCCAAAACCGATCTAATGCTAACCGTTAGAGAACGCGACAATAGGTTTAGCGTTATTAGCCGGGCGTGAAACCATTGCGACAGCGAACACCATAGCTCGCGCCATTTCGATAGGGCCACTAGATCGGGCCGATGATAAAGCTACGGTTTGCTGGTGGCGTACAAGTACGGCGCGCTCGGTTTGCTCTACTAAAGATATTTCGCCTGAATGTGCTACGCGGCCTTCGACAATTAAAGCGCGTACGCCTTGTGTCCATCGGCCTAGTTCGCGGTACCCAACTATGGCGCGGCGGCTGTCATATTCGCGGGGGCATGAAATCTCAAAAGGCGGGGTAATGGTTAGCGATAGTGACGGGTCGCGCATTTGTTCCGCAATTTTTTTCCATGCTGCCGCAAGGCTGTCCACGTCAAAAGCGACGGTAACTAATGATCGGTTGGCGTCTTGTACGGCGCGTACGCCTACATAGCGCGTACCGTCTATCGAAGTTTCTACAGATAATGTGCCGCCTTTAGGTATTGGGTCGTTAGTTGCGCACGACGCCCATAGTCCCGGCTCGAGCCATGCGGTGCTGCTGGCTACCCAAATGTTTACCGATGATCTAAGAAACGCCGACCGGTTAGGCGCTTTAGCTTCGGCGTGTAAAACGTCAATAGTTAAACCACCCCGACCGATAGAAGGGTTGGCCATTTTCCATGCCTCGGGGCTCATCGGGTCAAGTGTTCCCGGGGGCGACCATTCGGCAAAGTACATAGGGCCAACTTCGCCGGCGTCAATTTGCCGTAAACCCTGACCGCGCCAACGTAGCAACGCATGGCTATTTTGCGTGCCAGCTGTAGAAACCATAAGGCAAATAGGGTTAGTTACGGCACGTTGCGTAGGAAGTAGCCCGGTGTCTATTGCGTCCTCGGAAATGTCCCAACATTCATCTATATAAAGAAATGACGCGCTATAGCCGTGACCGGCTTGGGGCGTAGCTGCTCTAACAATCCACCGGTGCCCGTGTATTTCTAGTTCGTTACGGCCATACGACCAAGAAACTTTAGCGCCAAATTTTTCTTGCAAAATTGGGGCGAGATACTTAAACATTGAAACGGCTAGGTCGAGTTTGTGGGCTACAGAGATAGCGACACAACTACCGCCCCGGCGCGGTGCCTCAATAGTTAGAAACCAACCTATGCACGCTGCGCCTAACAGACTTTTTCCATTTTGTCTCGCAACGGACAAAAGCGATACCCGGCGTAAAAAATTGTCGTCGTTGTCTAAAGCAGTGATGCCATGTAAACAACGGACTTGCCACGGGTAAAGCTCTACGCCTAACACGTCCCTAGCGAAACCCAATATCTCCGTAGCTCGTGATCGGACGTCATCGGGCGTAATCGTTTCTAGTCTTGGCCGGTCGTCGCCAGTTTCGACCACGCTTAGTGGTTCTTGGGATATACGATATGGTGCG